CTTCATACCAGGAATTAGTGGGTAAATTGTTTGGAAGTTTCATACAGTTCCATTTTGATGTAGCAACTAAAAAATTAACAATCACACAAAGACCCAGAGCAGATAACGAAACTGTCCTAATGCACACCGACAATTTTAGACCTGACATAACACTGTTCAAGGACATATATGCCAAGCCATGGATCAGAGATTACACCCTCGCTGTGTCAAAAGTTATGATAGGAGAAGCAAGGGGAAAGTTCAATACCATTGCAGGTCCACAAGGTGGCACTTCACTGAACGGTGACGCTTTAAAAAGTCAAGGACAAGCCGAGATGGAGAAACTAGAAGCAGAG